TTCTTTGCATCTGTTTATCCTACTATTACTTCTGGTAAAAACACAAAAGTTATTATAGTTTCTACTCCACATGGTATGAATCACTTCTACCGTATGTGGCATGATGCAGAAAAAAATAGAAATGAATATATTCCAACAGATGTGCATTGGTCTGAGGTTCCTGGAAGAGATGAAAAATGGAAAGCACAAACAATCGCAAATACATCAGAACAACAATTTAAAATTGAGTTTGAGTGTGAATTTCTTGGATCTATAGACACTTTAATTGCTCCAAGTAAACTTAAAAGTTTTGTTTATGGAGAGCCAATTAAAACAAATGCGGGATTAGATATTTACGAAGGATCTATTGAAAATCATGATTATGTAATTACTGTTGATGTTGCTAGAGGCGTTGGTGAAGATTATTCTGCTTTCATTGTAGTTGATATTACAACATTTCCACATAAGGTAGTTAGTAAATATCGCAACAATGAAATCAAACCGATGTTATTTCCAAATATAATTTACGAGGTAGCAAAAAATTACAACGGTGCATATATTCTTTGTGAGGTCAATGATGTTGGCGACCAGGTTGCATCATTACTTCATTATGACTTGGAATATCAAAATGTTCTTATGTGTTCTATGAGAGGAAGAGCGGGGCAAGTTGTTGGACAGGGGTTTAGTGGAAAGAAAACTCAACTTGGTGTCAAGATGTCCAAAACTGTAAAAAAAATTGGATCTCTTAATCTTAAAACAATGATTGAAAGTGACAAATTGTTGTTTAAAGATTATGAAATTATTTCAGAACTCACGACATTCATATCGAAACATAATTCTTTTGAGGCAGAAGAGGGATGTAATGATGACTTGGCAATGTGTCTTGTCATCTATGCTTGGTTAGTTTGTCAAGATTATTTTAAAGAACTTACTGATCAAGATATTCGTAAGAGACTTTATGAAGAACAAAAAAATCAAATAGAACAAGATATGGCACCATTTGGATTTGTATCAGATGGTTTTGATAGTTCTAGTTTTGTTGATTCTGAAGGAGACCGATGGTTTGCAGATGAATATGGGGATCGGGCTTATATGTGGGAGTATATGTAAATGGAACTTGATAAGCAAATAAAATTAGGACATTTGCTTTTAGTAGATAGAAAGTGTCGAGTTTGTGGAGAAACAAAAAATTTGGTGGATGGTTTTTATAGAACTCGTAAGGATAGAGGTGCAGTTTCTTCTTCATACTCTTATGAATGTAAAGATTGTACGATTAAAAGAATTATGAAAAGAAAAAAAAATCCTAGTTCATCAACTAAATGGGAATATCCTGATTGGTAATTAATTCACGGCTAGTTTCCCCTATCAAAATAGTATAAATTCTAAATAATTGATAGATAAACTGAGAATTACGGAGAAAAAAATGGCGACTCCTCAATTATCTCCAGGCGTATTAGTCAGAGAGGTTGATTTAACTGTAGGAAGAGCTGATAATGTTTTAGATAATATCGGTGCAATTGCTGGACCATTCAGAATTGGACCTGTGAACGTGCCAATTGACATTTCTACAGAAATAGATCTTATCAATGTATTTGGTAAACCACTTTCAACTGACGCACAATACGAATACTGGATGAGTGCAGCATCATACTTGTCATATGGAGGCATCCTCAAAGTTGTTAGAGTGGGGGATGATGACCTCAATAATGCAAATGCTGGTGTTGGAATTGCGTCAACCAATGCACTTCAAATTGAAAATTATGATGATTATCAAAATAATCATGAAGATGGAACAAACTTTACATATGCTGCAAAGAACCCTGGTTCTTGGGCAAATGGATTAAAGGTTTGTGTTATTGATAACTTAGCAGACCAAAGAATTGGAATTAATACAATAAGCGCATCTCTAGCAGGAGCTCAAATTGGATTTGGTGTAACTGCAGTCCTAACAAATGTAACTATTCCTGGTGCTGGAACAACAACTGGATTTAGTGGATACCTAAAAGGAATCATTACTGGCGTTAGTACAGATGCAACAAATGGAAATAGTACAATTGATGTAAAAGTTGTTTCCAGAGTTTCGAGTGGTGGAACTGAAACTAAAATTGATTATGCACAAAATACTCAATATGCTTCATTTGATACATCAGATGCTTTATTCTTCGTTAATAACGCTGGTATTAACACTGGATTATCTGCAACCAGTGCAGCATATACTCCAGTAACAGTTGTTGATTGGTATGATCAACAATCTCTTGATTTAGACAATACAACCATTTTTTGGAAGTCTATTGCACCAAGACCGATTTCTAATGTCTATACAACAGATAGAAATGGTGAGGGAGATGCTCTACACGTTGTTGTTGTCGATGATTATGGAACAATTACTGGAAATCAGGGAACAATTATTGAAAAGCATATATCGCTTTCAAAAGCACTTGATGCTATTTCAAATGTAAATGCTCCACAAAAAATTTATTACAAACAGTATATTGCAGATTTTTCTGCAAACATTTATGCTGGATATAATCCATCTAGTGCTGGAGACAGTTTCCACAATACAGAACCAAGAGCAACAGGTTTTGCAGGAACAACTTTTACTCCAATTACAACTGCGAGTGGTCTTTGGGGTGGTACTGCACAAGATACTACTTTCTCAGCAATTGGTAATGTTACTTATTCACTCGCTGGTGGAGAAGACTACTCTGCAGGTGTTCCTGCCATTGGTTCAAATGGTGGAATGACATCCACATTGGCAAATTTAATTACTGGATATGGGTATTTTGCTAATAAAGATGAAATTGCAGTTGATTATTTGATAATGGGTCCTGGTCTTGGTTCCAAGAATGAGTCTCAAGCAAAAGCAAATTATTTAATTTCTGTTGCATTAGATAGAAAAGATTGTGTAGCTTGCATTGGACCTCACAGAGCAGACTTAATTAATATTACAAATACAACTACGCAAACAACAAATCTGATTACTTTCTTTGCTCCATTATCTTCGTCATCATATGCAATATTTGATACTGGATATAAGTACACTTATGATAGATTTAATAATGAATTTAGATATATTCCTTGCAACGGTGATGTTGCTGGATTGATGACAAGAACAAACATTGTTGCATATCCTTGGTTCTCTCCTGCAGGACAACAAAGAGGAATTCTTAACAATGTTGTAAAACTTGCTTATAATCCAACTAAAACACAAAGAGATCAACTGTATCCATTGAGAATTAACTCAATTATTACAAAACCTGGTATTGGTACTCTATTATTTGGTGATAAAACTGCTCTTGGATATGCATCAGCATTCGATAGAATTAACGTTCGTCGTTTGTTCCTTACAATTGAGCAAGCTCTTGAAAGAGCTGCAGAAGCACAACTCTTTGAACTTAACGATGAGTTAACAAGAGCAAACTTTAGAAACATTGTTGAACCATTCCTTCGTGATGTTGAATCAAAAAGGGGTCTTTATGGATTCCTAGTTGTTTGTGATACTTCTAATAATACTCCAGATATCATCGACAACAATGAATTTAGAGCTGACATCTTCCTTAAACCAGCGAAATCTATTAACTTTATCACACTTACATTTGTTGCTACTAGAACTGGTGTCTCATTTGAAGAAGTTGTAGGTAGAGTTTAATTAAAAACACCTAAATAAAAACAAGGAGGAACAAACCATGGCAACAACAAGAGAAAACAAAACAATTTCTCAATTTAAATCCGCCCTTGCGGGCGGCGGAGCAAGACCCAATCTATTTGAAGTTGAATTAACTACATTCCCAGCTGGAATTCCCTGGGATGCAAACAACTTCAGATTTATGTGTAAAGCAGCGGCATTGCCTGCTCAAAATGTTGCATCAATCGATGTGCCATTTAGAGGTCGTATATTTAAGGTTGCGGGAGACAGAACCATTGATGTATGGACAGTTACTGTTATCAACGATGAAAATTTTGCTTTAAGAAACTCTTTTGAACAATGGTCTGAATTAATTGCTAGAGTGGACAATAACCTTGGTGCTACTGATCCATCAGCATATATGACAAATGCAACTGTTTATCAACTTGGTAGGGGATCTACTCCAAACAGCAGAACAAGTGAGGGAACTGCGAACTCGGTTTTAAAACAGTATACATTCCAGGATATTTTTCCAACAGCTGTATCTCAAATTGATCTTTCTTATGATAGTGGAGATACAATTGAAGAATTTACCGTTGAATTCCAAGTTCAGTCATTCTCATCTGCTGCAGCAGGTGGTCCAAACGGTTAATAAATAGTATAAACGCACAATAAATTATGGCAAAATTATTTGGGTTCTCTATTGAGAACACTGAGCCACCTTCACCTAATACACTTTCCCCCGTTCCACCCAACAATGAGGACGGGGTTGACCATTATATGAGTGCTGGTTTTTTTGGTTCATATGTAGACATGGAAGGTGTCTATAGAACTGAATTTGAATTAATTAAAAGATATCGGGAAATGGCATTACACCCAGAGTGTGATAGTGCTATTGAAGACATTGTAAATGAAGCTATTGTTTCAGATTCAAATGATACTCCTGTACAAATTGATTTAGATAATCTAAATGCAAGCGATGGAATAAAGAAAAAAATTCGTGATGAGTTTAAATATATTCTTGATCTTTTAGATTTTGATAAAAAATCTCATGAAATTTATAGAAATTGGTATATTGATGGAAGAATTTTTTATCATAAAGTAATTGATTTAAAAAATCCACATGAAGGCATTCAAGAAATGCGTTATATTGACGCAATGAAAATGCGTTATGTTCGTCAACAAAAGAAAGATCCAAACGATAAATTTGTTTCTCTTCAAAGATTGCGTAGTAATAATCCAATGGATTATGAATTTCCAGAATTAGAAGAATATTTTATTTACAATCCAGGAACAATTCAACCATCTGGAAACCCATCTAGTAGTTCTAATCAGGGTATTAAGATTGCAAAAGATTCAATTACTTACTGCACATCAGGATTAGTAGATAGAAATAAAGGCAATACGCTTTCATATCTTCACAAAGCAATTAAATCTTTAAATCAACTTCGTATGATTGAAGATTCACTTGTTATCTACAGACTTTCAAGAGCACCAGAAAGAAGGATTTTCTATATTGATGTAGGAAATCTTCCAAAAGTTAAAGCAGAACAATATCTTCGTGATGTTATGATGCG